TCGCCGCCGCCGTCTACCTGTTCGCCGGCGACCGGATCGGCCATCTCGTCGCGGCCTTCGCCGAGAAGGCCCCGACCATCGAACGGCGTCACCTGGTCGGGGCGGCGCTGCTCGCCGCCGCCGCCGTGATGTGGGCCCGGTCCGAGCCGCAGTCGCCGACGCCCGCCCCCGGCCCGGCCCCGGATCCGGCGATCAACCTCCGCGGGATGTTCGTCGGCCCCGACGCGGCGGCCGACGCCGCGGCCGTGTCGGCCCACTTCGCGGAGCTGGCCGACGAGCTCGAGCACGACGGCCAGCAGGCCGAGCCGCTGATCCGGACCGGCGTGGCGTGGGACGAGCTGCGGACCCGGGCCAAGGCCCTCCGCTGGAAGGGCGTCTCGCTCGGCGAGAAACACCCCCGGGCCCGCGAGGCGATCCGCGAGTACCTCGACCGGACCGCCGGCACGAGCGGGGCCCCGCTGTCGCCGGCCCAGCGGTCGACCTGGGTCGCCGCCTACCGCGAGATCGCGAGGGCCGCCGATGTCTCGCGCTGACGCCCGCCACCTTCGCCTCCTGGCCTTCGTCCTGCTCCTGGGCGTGGCCGCCGCGTACCTCGTGGGCGGCCTGCGGGCCCGGCCTGCCGGCGGCTGGTTCGGCCTCGACGGCGAGGCGGACTACGGCTACCGGCCGGACCCCGAAGGCGTGGCCGCGTTCCTCCGCGAGCTGCCCGAGCCGATGTTCCGCGACGCCGGAGCCGAGACGCTCCGCGAGGCCAAGGGCGTCGACACGTTTCTGTACCGCTCCGCCTACAAGGCCCACCAGGCCCTCTACGCGAAGCCCTGGGTGGTCGAGCGGCAAGGCATCGGGGACTGTGTCTCCTGGGGCTGGGCTCATGGGATCTGGATCGCCCAGTGTGTCGACTGGGAGACCGGCCGGCTGGCGAACCCGCCGCCGTTCCCGGCCACCGAGGCGATCTACGGCGGCTCGCGCGTCGAGGCCCGCGGCAAGCCGGGCGACGGCAAGGCGGCCGTCGGCGGCTGGAGCGACGGCTCGTACGGCGCGGCCGCGGCCAGGTGGGTCAAGGACTGGGGCGTGGTCTACCGCGACCAGGTCGGCGGGCACGACCTCCGCGTCTACTCCCCGGACCGGGCGAAGCAGTGGGGGGCCTACGGCAACGGCGGCCAGGGTGACGGCGGCAGGCTCGACGCGCTCGCGAAGAAGCACCCGGCCCAGCACGTCGCCATGGTCAAGACGTTCGCCGAGGCGGCCGCGGCGATCGAGGCGGGCTTTCCGATCCCGGTCTGTAGCCTGGTTGGCTTCGAGTCCGTCCGGGACCAGCACGCCTACGCGAAGGCCTCGGGCCAGTGGGCTCACTGTATGGCCTTCGTGGCGGTCCGCTACGCCAAGAACGGCTCGCCCGATGATGCCCTGCTCTGCCTCAACTCCTGGGGGCCGCGGTGGATCTCCGGGCCGAAGTGGCCGGCCGACATGCCAGAGGGCTCGTTCTGGGTTCGCCGGGCCACCGTCGAGCGAATGCTCGCGAACCAGCCCGACTCCTTCGCCGTCGGCTCCGTGGCCGGCTTCGGCTGGCGCGATCTCTCGAACGACGTTCTGACCCCGCCCCCGCCCGACCAGGCCAACGCGGCCCCGGCCCTCGGCCTTGCCCTTTGAGGATCCCATGCAGATCAACCGCTCGACCATGCTCGTCCTGGTGATCGTCTTCGCCGCCGGCTGGTGGACCAGTTCGCGGCCCGCCCCGACGCCGACGCCGCCCGACCGGCCCTTCCTCCGCTGGATCGCCAAGGCCGCGAAGAACCTCCTGTGGATCGCCATTGTCGCCGAGCCGCCGCCGGCCGAGCCGACGACCCGCGTCGTCCATGCTCGCGTCGACCGCGACGGGTTCCGGATTCTGGAAAACGGAAACACGCTATGACGCTCTGGCGCTGGCTGATCGCGTTCCTGACCTGGCTCTCGGCCGACCCGCAGGCCGCGGACCTCGAGCACCCACGCGCGGCAGCGGCGGTCTCGGCCGCCCGGGCGTCGATGCTCGTCGAGGCCCCGGCACCACCGGCGCCGGGCCCGACGCCGGTCGCCTGCGACTGCGGGCAGACATGCGTCCGCGGAGTGTGGAAGCCCGACGGCCGCGTCGAGCAGATCTGCCGCTGCCAGTGTGACCGTTGCAAGCGGTCGCGGGTGACGGGCCGAGTGCCCGAGGCGTGCCCGGACGGCCGCTGCCCGACACGCTGAGAAAACGTCCTACCGTAGAACGCGGCCAACTTCGCCGGTCGGGTGGTCGCTCTTATCGTGCGGGCGTCTTTCGGACTCCGTACACCCACACGCAAGGACGCGACCCATGCCTTCCGCCAAGCAGCTCCGCCTCCAGGACGAGGCCGCCAGCATCGCAACCGAGATCGAGACCCTCCGGGCCATGCCGGCCGCCGACGACGCCGAGAAGGCGAAGATCGAGGAGCGTCTCAACGAGCGCGCCGCCCGCGCCGTCGAGGTCGCGAACGAGGCCGCCGCGGAGAAGGCCCTCGACGACAAGGTCGCGGCCCTCCGCCAGGTGACCGCCACCAGCGACAGTGACAGCCGCAAGACGGCCGAGAAGGCCGAGTCGCGGCGTGGCCCGGCGATCCACATCGCCGGCAAGTCGCTCCGCGGCTTCGGCACGACCGAGGCGGCGGAGAAGGCCGGCCGGTTCCTGCGGGCCCTCGCCCGCGGCGACATGGCCGAGGCCCGGGCGATGGGCGAGACCAGCCCGACGTACGACGGCCAGGGCGCCGAGCTCGTGTCGCCGGAGCTGTTCAGGGGCTATATCGACGTTCTCGGCTACCAGTCGGTCGGCCTCCAGCTCGCCCAGGTCTACACGACCTCCAGCCACACGCTGGAGATCCCGAAGATCGGCGAGATCGCGGCCGAGTGGTTCGACGAGCACGAGGCCGTGACCGAGGACGAAGCCACCACCGACAAGGTGACGATCGCCCTCCACAAGGCCGGCCGGATCCTGTCCTTCTCGAACGAGCTCATCCAGGACTCGGCCGCGGTGGTCAACCTGGCCCAGCTCGCCGCCAACCGGTTCGGTCTGGCGATCGCGAAGAAGGTCGACGAGGTCTGGCTCCAGGGCGATGTCGGCAAGGGCATCGACGGCCTGGTCGACGAGGTCTCGGGCGCGAACGAGGTCGAGGCCGGCACCGACTACGACGGTGCGGACCTGGCCTCGGTGGTCGGCAAGATCGACAGCCGGGCCATGAACACGGCCTGGGTCGTGTCGTCCGCCGGCTGGGAGCACCTCATGAAGAGCTCGGTCGTGTCGCAGTCGACGACCATCGGCGAGCGGGTTCTCCCGACCGTCATGGGCGCCCCGGTCTACAAGTGCCTCGGCCTGCCGGCCGGGACGCTGGCCCTCTACGGCGACTTCGCCATGGCGACCGCGGTGGCGGTGAAGGCGAACGGCCTGGTGATCTCGGCCTCCGAGCACGCCGGGTTCTCGACCGACGCCGTGAAGTTCCGCGGCCTCCAGCGGTTCGGCCTGGTCAACCACGACGCCTCGTTCGTGGCGAAGCTGGTCGAGGCGGGTAGCTGATCTCTCGCGACGCCCCCACGCAGAACGCCCGGCGGGGGCATGGATGCCTCCGCCGGGCCGTTGCGTTTCAGGAGGACCCTGTGGCCGACCTACACCCGATCCGCCTCGTGAAGGCCTACCGCGGCTACAAGGCCGGCGTCGTGATCCAGGCCACCTCTGGACTCGCGGAGCGGCTGGTCGAGGATGGCCTCGCGGTTCGCGAGACCCAGCGGCCGCTGCTCGATCAGGCCGGCGACCGGCGGATGGAGCGGGCCGTGGCGGCCCCGGCGGTCGAGACCAGGAGCGCCAGACATGCCCACTAAGGTCCGCCTGCCGGGATCGACGAGCCGCGTGATTCGCCTCAACAGCAGCTCGGGCCCCCGGGAGGTGATCGTCACCTTCGCCACCGGCGAGGATCTCCCGGCCGGCGACCTCTACGCCACGGCCACGAGCCGCGACGACGAGATCCTGCTCGACGTGTTCGACGCCACGGGGAGCGACGGCGTTGTGACCGTGGTCGCCACGGTCGACCCGGCCGACCTCGAGGAGTTCGGCCGCCGCGTCTGGACCGTCGAGGTCGGCACACTCGACGGCGGCTCCGGGTCCGGCAGCGAAGACGACACGGCCTACGTCATGTTCGCGGGGAGCGTGGTCTTCGACCAGGTGACCCCGAAGGTGATCGCGTCGACCACCATCCAGGAGGCCGCCTCGTGAGCAAGCCCGACACCGTCCGCGTGATCTCCCAGCCCGAGGCCGAGCCGGTGACGCTCTCCGAGGCGAAGCTCCAGCTCGCGATCAACGAGGCGTTCACAGAGTTCGACACGCTGATCGCCGACAAGATCGCCGCCGGTCGCCGCTACATCGAGAAGCGGCTCGGCCAGACGCTGGTCGCCACCGAGTACCGCGCGACCTGGGCCGAGGTCCCCGCGGGCCGCGTTCTCCATCTGCCGAATCCGCCGCTCCTGACCGGCTCGGTCTACGACCTGGTCGTGACCGTGGGCGGGGAGGAGGTCGACGCCGGGGACCTCGAGGTCGACGAGGACGCCATGCCGGCGAAGGTGACAATCCCGGCGAACGTCTCCGGAAAGGTCGTCGTGACCTACTGGGGCGGCGTCGAGCCGGGCGACCCGATCGAGCCGAACGTAAAGGCGGCCCTCCTGATGTTCGTCGAGCACACGTTCAAGAATCGCGGGATCGTCGCGGAGGATGGCTCGGTCGAACTGCCGCAGGCGTTCGACGCCCTCCTCGCCTCCTCTAGCCATTCGGGGGCCTGGTGATGGGCGTCGTCGCCTCGGGCCGGATGCGGGAGCTGTTCGCGGTCGAGTCTCCAACGGAGACGCGAAACGCCGTGGGCGAGCTCGTCCAGGAGTGGACGGAGGTCGGCCGGACGTTCGGCTCCTACGACGCCCTGTCCTACAACGAGCAGGCCCGCCGCGGGCAGGTGGGCGGCACGACCTCGGCCACCGTCATGATCCGCTACTACCCGGGCCTCCAGGCGAATTGGCGGCTGCGGTGGATCTCGCGGGACGACCGCCTGCTCTACATCTCGGGCGTGATCGAGCAGGGATTCCGCGAGGCGATGGAGTTGTCCGTGGAGGAGCAGGCAGCATGATCTCGTTATCGTGGAACTCCAACTTTGAGCCGAACTCCTACGACGCCGACCGGCACATCCAGGGGCTTATGAAAGCCTTCAAGGCGATGCCGCGGCACATTGCAAAGAAGCACATCAAGGCCTCGATGCGGCGGACACTGAAGCCCGGCGTGCCGATCTTGCGGAGCGTGACGCCACCGGTCGGCACCCGGCGAGGCCGCCGCAGGAAGGGCGAGAAGGCGAGGTCGACCGGCGAACTGCGCCGGAGCGTGACCGTCAAGGTCGGCCAGACGGGAAACAACAAAGACTTCGGCGCCTTTGTCTGGGGAGTGCTCGGGTATCGGTTCAAGGGCCAGGACAGAAAGGCGATCTGGCTCAACTACGGGACCAGGAACGGCGTGCGCGCCTACGACATGATCGGCCAGGCGATGGCACGACTCGGGCCCATAAGCGCCCAGAAGCTCGCGACCGAACTGGCGGCGGCGATCGAAAAGGCCGCGGCCGAGATCGCCGCCGGCAAGAACCAGGGATACAAGGGCTAACCCATGCCAGGCTCCGGCGACGCTCTGATCCAGACCTGGCTCCGGGAGACCCTGGAGTCGGCCACCGGCTGCGACGCCTGGCCGCTCCTGGGCCCGGCCGGCGACCCGCCCTACCTCATGTTCTCCCAGGCCGGCCAGGCCGACGAGGACACGCTGGAGGCCGACTCCGAGACGCTGACGACCGGGACGTTCACCGTCGAGGTCTACGGGGCGACCTACACCGAGGCCCACGAGCTGGCCCTCGCCTGCCGGCGGGAGCTCCGCAACTTCGCCGGGGCGTCCGGCGACCTGACAATCGCCCGCGTGTTGATCGTCGACAGCAAGGACTCGGACCCCGTGTTCGAGGAGGGGCAGAACAAGCCCTTCGCCTACGTCGTCGAGCTGACCCTGTCGATCTCTTGGATGGAGTGATCCCATGGCCGTCCTGTCCTCGCTCCCATCGCCCGGCCCTTCGCTCCCGGCCGGCTGCACGAACGTCAAGGTGAAGACGAGCGCCGCAGATCCGGCGAGCTCGTCGAATAAGGTCGACGTGACCACGCTCTCGGACAACCAGCGGATCTACGAAGACGCGCCGCTCGTGGACGCCGGCGCCGGGGCCGACGACGGGGGCGTCACGCAATCGGTGACATGCTCTTTCTTTGGCGTGGCTCCCGAGCCGTCCGAGCCTGGCGCGACCGGCTGGGTCTGCACCGAAGTCGAGACCGAGTACGCCGTCGGCGACATGGTCAAGGGGACGGCCACCTACGTTTACAAGGCCCCGGGGGGTAGCTGATGCCAACGCCAGCCAACGGCAACACGCCGACGATGCCGGTCTCGGACTTGACGAACGTCAAGATCAAGAAGGTCGGCTCCGACCCGACGAGCTCGAGCAACCGGCTCGACGCCTCGACTCTGGACCTGCCGGCCGGATCGAATCGCGTCTACGTCGACGGCCTGCCGGACAGCGGAGCCGGATCCGTGGGCGGGATCACGACCACGATCACCTGCTCGTTCCTGACCTCCTCCGCTCCGACCGCCGGCAACAACTACACCATCGACGGCGTCGAGTGCCGCTGCACCGAGGCCGAGGTCGAGTACGCCGTGGGCGAGCTCGTGAAGGGGACGGCGACCTTCGTGTCGATCCCGGCCGGATCCTGATCACGGGGGCACCATGGCGAGCGTGTCCCAGGGGTCGACCGTCTCCTTCGACGGCAATCCGATTGGCTCGCTCGTCGGCTTCACGGCGTCCCCGGCCCAGGCCGTGACCACCGAAGCCACCACCGTCAGCGCCACGATCTACGGGACGGGCGTCGACTCCCGCGTCGTCAAGAAGCTGGAGTGTACGGCGATTGACCCGGGGACCGTATCGGTCAGGCTTCTCGGATGCCCGCCGTATGCGGTGAGCGACATCGGGACCAAGGGAACGCTATACGTTGACTTCGACGGCGGCGGGATCTCGTGGGACGCCATCCTGATGTCGTTCGAGGTCGAGGGCTCGGTCGGCGAGCTCCTCCGTGGTACGGCGACCTTCCAGTTCACAGGTGGATGACATGCCGAAGCCCTTGGATGACCTGCTCGCCATCGCCGACGAGCCGATCGAAGTCACGCCGCCGCGATCGAAGTCGCCGGTCCGCCTCCGCTGGCCGTCGTTCGAGGAGTGGCACTCGCTCTCCGTCGCCCACCGGCAGCTCGACGGCAAGGACCCGCCTGCCGAGCTGATCGCCCGGACGGTGGCGATCTGCGTCGCGGACGAACGCGGGGAGCGGCGATACAAGGACGCCGACATCCCGGCCGTCCTCGCCACCAGCCCGCGTCTCCTCATGTGGCTCTATGTGAAGGCGTGGGAGACGGTGCTGCGGAACGACGAGAAGGCCGTCAAGGACGAGGAGGGAAACTGAGGGGCGAGCCCTGGCTGACGTTCGTCCACCGGCTCGCCGCACACCACAGAATCCCGAACGTCTCCGACCTGTGTCGGACCCTGTCGGTCCGCCAGGTCAGGCGGTGGCTGGCGTTCTACCGGCTCGAGCCGTTCGGCAACGAATGGCGGCGGACCGGCCGGGCGACGGCCCTCGTCTGCCGGGCCCTGAACGCGAAGGTCTCTGAGGAGTTCGAGGACATGTTCCTCCCAACGTATGACCCGAGCCGGCCGACGCAGACGCCCGAGGAGATGGCCCGCGAGCTGGCGAAGCTGAAACACCTAGCGAAGCCCAGACCACGCAAGGACGCGAAGTAATGGCCTCGACAATCGGCAAGGTCCGAGCAGTATTCACCGCGTCCACGTCCGGCCTGACTGCCGGAGTGAACAGCGCCGCCGCGAGTATGCGCCGCATGGAGGCCAGCGTGGCGAGCCTGCGGGGCCCGCTCAATAGCCTCGTCGCGATCCAGGGGGCCCAGCTCTTCGGGTCGATCGCCTCCACCGTCTCACAATACGCCCAGTCTCTGGCCGGTCTCGTGGGCTCGACCACCGAGGCCGTGTCGGCCCAGAACGACCTTGCGGCACGGCTGGGCCTGACCTACGCCGAGCTCTCGGGCCTGACGCTCGCCGGGTCGATGGTGGGCGTATCGATGGACCAGATCGGCGGGGCGATGACGCGGGCCCAGGTCGCGTTCTCCAACGCCGCGGCCGGGTCCCGGACGGCCACCGCGGCCTTCGAGCGGATCGGCCTCTCGGTGGCCGACCTCAACGGCCTCTCGGCCGAGCAGCAGTTCGAGGCGATCGCCCAGGCGATCTCCGAGCTCCCGACCGAGGCCGAGCGGGCCGCGGCCGCCGTCCGCATCTTCGGCCGGGCCGGGGCCCAGCTCCTGCCGCTGTTCAACGAGGGGGCGGCCGGCATCCAGGCGGCCCGGGCGGAGGCCGATCGGTTCGGCCTGTCGCTCACGAACGCCCAGGCCGGCAACGTCGACACCATGGGCGACTCGTTCGACCGGGCCCGGGCCGCGATCCAGGGCGTGATCAACCAGGTCGTCGCCTACCTGGCTCCGGCGGTGACCTCGGTCACGACGGCGTTCACGGACCTGATCGGCAATGTCGGCGGAGCG